GCTGTCTATCCCTCCGGATAAAGCGAGGTAACGATGACCGTCTCCGAGGCGATGGAGCTGACCATCAAGACCGCCATCGAGCGCGGCATCATCGACCCGAAGCTGCACGCTGGCCCAATTGAGGCCATCCGACAGCTCTGCGCCGACGCAGACGCCCGACCGGAGGTCAACCACATCACGTACCCGACGATGCTCAAGTACCTCGGTGCCATGGGCATCGTGGACATACCGAAGCGTGGCAGGCCACCGAAGGAGAGGCCCGAGACCGATGACGCTGGCCGGATGGACGGCATGAGGGGCAGGCTGTATGGCAAGCTCAAGGCCGTCTAGGGTAGGCCACGAGGAGCCTCGCGTCTTCACTCCCCCGCTGCGCGAGCTGACGAGAGACACGACGCTCGGATTCGACGTCATCGACTTCGCCGAGGACATCCTCGGCATCGGCCTCTTCCCATGGCAGCGCTGGCTCTTCGTCCACGCGCTCGAGATAGTCGGTGACATCGACGCATCGTGGCACCTGCGCTACCAGACCGTGGTTGTCGAGATCGGACGCCAGAACGGCAAGACCACGATGGGCAGCGTTCTGGCGCTGTTCTTCCTGTACGTGCTGGGCGTCAACCTTACGCTCGGCACCGCCCAAGACCTCGAGCAAGCCGAGGACACCTGGGCGATGTGCGTCGACCTCGCACAAGGCAACCCCGACCTCGCCTCCGAGGTCGAGCACGTCTGGTACACCAACGGCGCGAAGCGGCTGCAGCTCACCAACGGCAGGCAGTACCGAGTCAAGGCGTCGACGCGACGTGCCGGACGTGGCAAGAGCGCAGACCTTATCCTCCTGGACGAGCTGCGCGAGCACCGCGACTGGGAGGCGTGGGGCGCTCTCACCAAGACCGGCATGGCCCGCGACAACTCGCTCGTCTGGTGCATGAGCAACGCCGGTGACGGCTCGTCTGTCGTTCTCCGCCACCTTCGCCTGCAGGCGCACGCCGCGCTCGGTGACCCCGACGGCATCGTCGCTGCCATCGGCGGTGTGGCCGACCGACCAGACGATGACGATGCCCGCGACACGGCCCTCGGTTGGTTCGAGTGGAGCGCACCTCGCGACGCCGACCCCGCCGACCCCGAGACGTGGGCGTGGGCCAACCCCTCGATGGGCTGGCTCATACAGGAGCGCAAGCTGAGGGCCGCACAGGCCACCGACCCCGCCGACGTCTTCAAGACCGAGTGCCTCTGCCAATGGGTCGAGGCCGTGGTGCAGCCACCATTCCCCGATGACTCTTGGGCCGGCGGCACCGACGCGACGTCGGCCATCCCCGATGGCGTGCCGTTCTCGCTCGGCATCGACGTGGCCGCTGACCGCCAGCATTCGGCAATAGCGGTCTGCGGCAGGAGGGCCGACGGGCTGCTCCACGGCGAGGTCATCGCCTACGACCACGGCATCGGCTGGCTCGTGGACTGGCTGCGCGAGCGAGTCGGTCGCGAGGGCTGGCCGCAGCCCATCCGAGTCGCGATGCAGGGCAGGGGCGCTCCGGCCTCCGCGATCATCGAGCTCGTCAACGCCATCGACGGCGTCGAGGTGGTTGAGTGCGTTGGCCGCGACCTCGGCGCGTGGTGCGGCAGGCTCTGGGACGCCGTGGCCGCATCTGCACCGGACACCAAGAGCGACGCATGCCGACTGATGCACCGACCGCAGCCCGTGCTCGACCTCGCCGCCAACGTCGCGACCACGAGGCCGGTCGGTGACGGCGCGTGGGCGTGGGACAGGGCCAAGAGCCGAGAGGACGTCTCCCCGCTCGTGGCGCTCACGCTCGCGCATGGCCTCGAGACGAAGGTTCCCGAGCAGGAGCCAGCCAAGAGAGTTCCCACCGCCTACGCATCGCGTGGCGTTCGCACCGTATAAAGGAGGGATGCCATGGGCATCTTCGACAGCCTGCGTGCCGTCTTCCGGCCAAGGCTGACCTACCAGGTCTCGATGGGGCCTCACGTCTCGGTGGCCGACATGGGCATCGACCAGCTCTATCGCACGCAGCCAAACCTCCGCGCGGTTGTCAGCTACCTCACCGACAACGCCGCGCAGGTTCCCATCAAGGTCTACGACCGAGTGAGCGACGTCGACCGAGTGCGCGTCACCGACTCTCCTGCCGCCCTGCTGCTCGAGCATCCGAACCCCGACATGACGGCATACGAGCTTAAGCGCCGCATCTACGGTGACCTCTATCTCTACGACCGTCACGTCTCCATCCTCGTGCCGGACGCCGACGCCGACTCCGGATGGCGTCTGCAGCCCATCCCCGCGAGGTGGGTGGTCGGCTACGAGGGCTCGAATCCGTTCGCTCCCGAGGCCATCTACGTCCAGAGCGACAACGGGCGCAAGGTAGCCATCCCCTCCGAGCGGTTCATCTACTTCCACGGCTACGACCCCGCCGACGTCTCGCGTCAATGCTCGCCCGTCGAGGCGCTCGCAGACGTGCTGCACGAGCAGGTCGAGAGCAACACGTTCCGACGCCAGATGTGGCGCAACGGTGGCAGGTTCAACGCCTACATCCGCAGGCCCGCCGACGTCGAGGATTGGACGGACGAGGCATTCGAGCGTTTCCGGCAGTCGTGGGACGAGTCGTGGGGCGGTCGCAACGCATCGCAGGGCGGCAAGATGCCCATCCTCGAGGACGGCATGGAGATTCGCACCGTGCCGTTCTCGGCGCACGACGCCGAGTGGAGCGAGGCCAAGCGCCTCGGGCGCGAAGACGTCGCTGCGGTCTACCACGTCAACCCCGCGCTGGTGTGGCCTGGTTCCGGCCAGACCTACGCCAGCGCGAAGGAGAACGCGCGGGCGCTGTACAACGACACGCTCGCACCGACGCTGATGCAGGTCACCGACCGCCTCAACGCCATCCTGCTGCCGCGAGTCGACGAACCGGAGGGCCACTACCTCGAGTATGACCTCTCCGTCAAGCTGCAGGGCAGCTTCGAGGAGCGTGCCGCCGTCATCCAGTCTGCCGTCGGCGGGCCGTGGATGACCCGCGACGAGGCCCGTGCGATGTTCAACCTGCCCAAGATTGAGGGCGCGGACGAGCTTATCGTCCCGCTCAACGTTGTCGAGGGCGGTCTCGCATCGCCGCGAGACACCGACCCGACCATCGACCGACACTCGCTGCCAGCCCCGACCAAGGAGTGCTGCTGCTCCGAGTGCAAGGGCCACGAAGGCCACCGGCACAAGGCGCTCGCCACCGACGAGGAGCAGCGCGAGGTGGCCGACGTGCTGGCCAAGTTCTTCGAGCGACAGGCCAAGAGCGTGCTGCCGAAGATCGGGGCCAGCAAGGGCAAGGCGGCGAAGGCCGACGGTGACCCCGCATGGTGGGACTCCGAGCGATGGGACAGGGAGCTGGAGGATGACCTCTTCGCCGTCTCCATGCGCATCGGCGAGGCATCCGCGCTGCGTGCCGTCGATGACCTCGGCACCGACGCTTCCAAGTTCTCGGCACGGCGCACCAACGCCTACATCCGCTCGATGTGCAAGCGCCGCGCACGCTGGGTCAACCAGACCACCCGCGACCGTCTGGTCGAGGTGGTCGAGGACGAGGAGACCGAGGTCACGCCGCGCGACGTCTTCGATGACGCAGAGTCGACCCGTTCCATCTCCGGCGGCGGCGCACTTGCCGTGGCCGTGACCGGATGGATGGCTCTCGAGGTCGTGCGCCAGACCGCGCCGAAGCGAGGGGCCACCAAGACGTGGGTTGTCACGTCCGGCAACCCGCGACCGAGCCACGCATCGATGAACGGCGAGACGGTGCCGTACTCCGAGCCATTCAGCAACGGCGCGATGTGGCCAGGTGACGCAGACGCCCTCGACGTGGACGAGGTGGCCGGATGCCAGTGCGCCGTCGACATCGAGATTTCGTAGAGAAAGGGGCCGACATGCCCAAGTACAAGATGGCGGCAGGTGCCGCCGACATGCCCGCCGACGGCATAGTCGAGGGCTACGCATCGACGTTCGACCGCGAGCCGGACAGCTACGGCGATGTCGTGGCAAAGGGCGCGTTCGAGGACTCGCTGGCACGCTGGCGCGAGAGCGGCAAGCCCATCCCGCTGCTCTACGGCCACAGCACCGATGACCCCGAGTACAACATCGGGCGCGTGGTCGAGGCACACGAGGACGAGCGCGGCCTGTTCGTCCGCTGCGAGTTCGACGCCGACAACCCCAAGGCCCAGTACGTCCGCAAGCTGGTGCAGGAGGGCCGACTCTACCAGTTCAGCTTCGCCTACCAGGTGCTCGACGCGGGCACCGTGGAGCTGGAGGGCGGCGGCGAGGCCTACGAGCTGCGCAAGCTGGACCTGTTTGAAGTCAGTCTGGTCCAAGTGCCGGCAAACCAGCACGCCGAGGTCACCGAAATCAAGAGCGGCGCACCCGAGGTCAAGTCGGGCCGTCGCAACTCCAAGGCCGACGAGGACGAGCTGAGGCGCGTGCTCGACATGGCCACCCAAATCGAGACCATCGTCCAGTCACTCATCGGTGACGAGCAGGACGAGCCGGAGCCGGAACCCGAGGACAAGCCCGAGGAGCCCGAAGGGGCCAAGGGCGAGGATTCGACGGCCAAGGCCGCGCTCGCGCAGCTCAAGGACGAGGCTGACCGACTGCTCAACAGCTAGGAGGAAAACATGACCATCAACGAGCGCCTCGACGCCGCCAAGGCGGCGCTGGTCGAGGCCAAGGACGCCGACGATGCCGAGGCCCTGACCGCCGCCATCGCCGAGTTCAAGGCCGCGACCGAGGCCAAGGAGCAGGCCGACGAGGCCGACTCCCTCATCAAGTCTCTCTCGAATCCCAAGGAGGAGAAGCCCATGGACACCATCACCGAGGCCAAGACCATCGGCGAGTACGCGCTGAAGAACCTCGACCTGACCGCCATCCGCAACGGCGCGGCCAAGACCGCTGGCACCGAGTACGGCTACAAGGCGTACACCGACCCGCAGGTCTCCCAGACCGTCTACACCTACTCGACCGACGTGGCCGACCAGGGCCTGCGCGACCTCGCCGTGCGCGGGCTCTTCGGTGCCGAGCAGATTTCCGGCAACGCCATCACGTTCTTCACGCTGGGTGCCAAGGAGGACAACTCCGCCCCCAGCCCCAAGGGCGTCAATGAGGCCGCTGCCAAGCCGCAGTTCCACATTGTCGAGGGCACCGTCACCAAGCCCCTGCAGAAGATCGCGGGCTGGTTCTACGAGACCGACGAGCTGCTCGAGGACAACCCCTACCTCGCGACCGCGCTCAACAACCGTGGCCTCTACGAGCTTGACGCCGCCGTCGAGGACTACCTGCTGACCACGCTCGCCGCCACCTCCGGCATCGGCGCGAAGACCTACGCCCACAACGGCAACGTCAACCCCGACGTCATCCTCGACGCCATCATGGACGTCAAGAAGGACACCCGCTTCAATGCCGACGCCATCATCATCAACCCCACCGACTACGCGATCCTTCGCAAGCTCAAGACCGCCAGCGGCTCCAACGAGTACGTCGGCGGCGGCTTCTTCTACGGCCCCCACGGCAATGGTCAGGCAACCATCCAGCCCGGCATCTGGGGCCTCGACACCATCGTCACCCCCAACGTCACCGCCGGCACCGTCCTCGTCGGCGCCTTCAAGCAGGGCGCGACGGTCGTGACCAAGGCTGGCGAGGGCGCTCGCATCGAGGTCCACACCGGTGACCACGACGATGCCATCTACAACCGCGTCACGGTCGTGGTCGAGGAGCGCCTCGCGCTCGCCGTCCGCTATCCCAAGGCGTTCGTCAAGATTACCGAGGCCGCTTCCTAAGTGACCGCGAGGGGGCCGCGAAAGCGGCCCCACCGCTGACAGGGAGGTCACCATGCTCCGCATCTACCGCGCACCGAACGGCAGCACCTACCAGTACGAGGAGGGCGAGCAGCCCGAGGACCACGTGCTGGTGGACGAGCCGAAGGCTACGCCTAAGAAGACGCCGACCAAGCGCCGCACCACCGCCAACAAGGCACGCAAGACCGAGAACAAGTAGGAGGCACCGATGCTGACTCCGTGGGGATACGAGGTCGATGAGCTGCCCGACCTCATCACCGTCTCCGACTTCAACGAAGCAACCAACAGCCGCTACGCCGGTGACGCCCGCATCGAGCCAGCCATCGCATCGGCCTCCGCTGCCATCCGCGCATATTGCGGCTGGCACGTGGCACCGGTGCTCGACTGCTCCATCACGCTCGACGGCGAGGCCGGTGACATCTGGCTCCCGACCAACGCGCTCGCGTCGGTCACGTCGGCCACGGTGGGCGGCGATGACGTCACCGTCACCGGCTCCAACCGTCGCGGTCGCGTGCGCCTCGCGCACAAGACGTGCGGCCTCGGCAACGTGGCCATCGACTACGTGGCGGGATACGACGTCGCGGCATGCCCCGACCTGATGGGCGTGGTCGTGCAGCGCGTCATGGCATCGGTGGCGATGACCACCTATGGCGTCTCGCAGGAGACGGCAGGTGGCGTCTCCATCTCCTACTCCGGCTCGGCGCTCTCTGATCTCGGCAGCGCGTTCCTTCCCGACTCGGTCAAGGCCGCGCTCTCGACCTACAGGCTGGTGAGGTCCCATGCTGCCTAGCTGGTGCCAAGACTCCGTGACCGTGCTCCGCGCTCCGCTCGTGGACAGTCGTGGCACGAAGGTGCGCGACTGGACGCAGGCCACGAGCGCAACGGTCACCGGATGCTCGCTGCAGCCAGCCTCGACCTCGACCGACTTCGGCGAGGTCAGGCAGGCGGCTGACTTCGACGCGACGCTCTACCTGCCGTCCGACGCAGACGTCCGGCAGGATGACCGCATCGTCTTCGGTGGCGTCACCTACGCCGTCGACGGCATGCCCTACGAGTGGCGCAGCCCGACCGGACGAGTGACGCACCGGCAGGCGCGTCTCAAGACGTGGAGCGGATGATGGGCACCAAGGTACGCATCGAGGTCGACCTCGACGTCGGTGGGCTCTTCGCGCTGATGAAGAGCGACGGCATCTCCGGCGAGTGCCGCAAGTCTGCGGAGCGCATCGCCGCGGCGGCTGGTGACGGCTTCCACGTGACGAGAGCCTATTACCCAGGAACCCGTGTCATGTATCGCGTCTACGGGGACTCGGACGATGCCAACATCGCCGAGGCCGACGAGAAAGTCTTGAGTAGGGCGGTGAGCGCATGCAGGTCGTGAGGCCGATTGACATCGAGGACGCGCTGCGCGTCGACGTGGCGGAGTTCCTAGACCAAGACGTGGCGTGCTGCGCACCACCCGCACCGGATGACCTCGTGCCGATGACCGTCTGCTTCACGTCTCTCGGTGGCGGCGCACAGTCTGTCGTGAGCCACGAGTACGACCTCTCGGTCGACGTCTGGGCGTCCACCATCGAGGATGCAGTCGACCTCGCCAACGAGGTGCAGGGCATCGTCGCGTCGCTCCCCTATCGCGAGACCACGAGCGGCAGGCACTACGTCACCGCCGACCCGATGGCTCCCTACATCAACCCCGACCCACGCAGGCCGCTGCTGCCGCGCTGCACGTTCAGAGCGACCGTCGGCATCCGTGGCGTCAACACTCTCTAAGGAGGAACATTGGCTGGCATCAATCCCGAGCAGGTCTACCTGCCCAGCCCCGACCAGAGCAAGACCACCGGCGCGGTGGCCATCGCTCCGCTCGGCACCACAGCCCCGACCGACGCACGCACGGCGCTCGCCAACACGTGGGTGAGCGGCGGCTACATCGACGAGAACGGCATCGCGCTGTCCATCTCCAAGTCCTTCACCACCATCAAGGACTGGGCGATGTCGGTCGTTCGCAAGGCCCTGACCGACTTCGACGGCACCATCGCGCTGTCCTTCCTGCAGGTGGACGAGTTCGCAGCCCAGCGCGTGCTCGGTACTGCCAACGTCACGAAGACGGCCGCGAACACCACGCATGGCGAACAGCTCAAGCTGGGCGTCGGCCCCGACGTGGCACCTGCCGAGTCGTGGTGCTTCTCGATGAAGGACGGCAACCGTCGCGTGCGCGTCTACATCCCGAATGGCCAGATTACCGAGATTTCCGGTGACGTCAGCTTCACGCCTGGTGCCGCCAACGTCTGGCCGTGCACGCTCTCGTGCTACGACGATGGCACCGGTCATTCCATCTATGTCTTCTACGACGATGGCGTGGTCAGCGCCTAGCATCGTCATTCCAACTACGTCATAAGAAGGTGGCCAGATGTTCCAAGTACCCAAGGCTGCAGAGCCATTCCGCTTCGCCGTCGGCGATGACGTCTACTCCATCCCGACCATCCAGTCGCTGCCTCTGCCCGTCGCTCTCGAGATTCGCGAGCAGACGGCCAGCAAGACCGGCACCGAGCTGCAGGACGCGCTGCTCGCCATCATGGTCAGGCTCTTCGACCAGTACGCCGAGGGTGTGACCAGCAAGCTCACCATGGAGCAGTTCACGGCTCTCGTCTCCGCCTACCTCGGAGACGGCGAGGCGCTGGGGGAATCCTCTGGCTCATCCGACTAGACGAGGAGACCGATGGGGCGGTCTCGGCTGACATCCTAGAGCGTCTTGGGATGCCCGCCGAGGCCGCTCTGTCGCGATTCGGATGGGCCGAGCTGGTGAACACCGTGCGCCACCTGCCGGACGATTCCGCGACGTGGCGGGCGCTGCATCCCGACGAGGCACCGTGGACGTCGAGGCTGGCGCTCGCGCACTTCCTCGCCGACATCCACGACGCGATCACGGGCCTCGCGTGGCTCTTCGCGTCGGCCCACAGCAAGAGCAGGCCCAAGAGGCCGAGGCCCTATCCGGTGCCGTGGGCCAAGGGCGAGGAGCAGAGGCTTGGCAAGGGCGCAATCGCCATCGCCGACTTCGACGAGTGGTACTACGGAGGTGACTAAATGGCAGGAGAGGGCGTCAACGTCGCCAACGCATACGTCCAAATCATCCCCTCGGCGCAGGGCGTCAAGCAGAACATCACCGACGCGCTCGTCCCAGACCTGACGGCTGCTGGCCAGCAGGGCGGTGACGCGCTCGGCGGCGGACTCATGTCGACGCTGCAGGGCTCGCTCGGCAAGATTGCGGGCGTCATCGGCGCTGCGTTCGCCGACATCGAGGTCGGAAAGTTCCTGCTCGACATCGGCGGCGAGTTCGACGAGATGACCGACGCCATCATCATCGGCACCGGCGCGTCTGGCGAGGCGCTCGAGGCGCTCGAGGAGAGCGCCAAGGGCATCGCGACCACTGTGCCGATATCCTTCGGCGAGGCGGGCAACATCGTCCAAGACCTCAACACCCGACTCGGCCTGACCGGCGAGAATCTCGATGAGGTCGGCCAGCGCGTCGCTGCCGCTGGCGAGCTGATGGGCAGCGCCATCAACGTCGAGAGCATGTCCGGCGCGTTCTCTGCGTTCAACGTAAGCGCCGATGACATGGCAGACCAGATGGACTACCTCTTCGGAGTGAGCCAGTCCACCGGCATCGCGTTCGATGACCTGACCCGCATCCTCGAGAGCAACGCACCGGCGCTGCAGGGGCTTGGCTTCAGCTTCCAAGAGTCGGCCAACATGGCCGGTCTGCTCGACCGCGCTGGCATGGACGCCAGCGGCATGATGGGCAAGATTGGCAAGGCTCTGGTCGAGCTGGCGCAGCCAGGCGAGACCGCTGCCGAGGCCTACCAGCGCGTGCTGACCGAGATGGAGGGCTACATCGAGGCCGGTGACGAGGCCGCTGCGATGGACTTAGCCACCGAGCTTTTCGGCACGCGCGGCGCGGCGCAGTTCGTCGGTGCCGTGCAGTCGGGCGCTCTCGCGATGGATGACCTGCGCGATGCGTCGCTCGGCGCTGGCGAGGGCATCATGGGCACCTACGAGGCCACCGCCGACTGGCCAGAGAAGTGGGAGCTGCTGAAGAACAAAGCCAAAGAGTTCCTCGAGCCATTGGCTGGCGCTCTCATGGATGGCCTCGGCATGGCGCTGGACAAGCTGAACGAGGTCATGGACTCCATCGACCCGTCGACGCTCGAGGGCGTGGCATCCACGCTCACCGAGCTGTTCGAGGCGCTCATCGCCGCGGTCACCAACCTGTGGACGGCGCTGCAGCCTCTCGTGACGTTCCTCATGGAAACCTTCGTGAATGGCGTCATCCCAGCCATCGAGGCCGCGCTGCTGCTGCTGTCCGGTGACTTCGACGGCGCTCGCGCGAAGATCGGGCAGGCGCTCGAGAGCGTCAAGACGGCAGTCGAGTCGGCCCGCTCCTATGTCGTGCAGAAGTTCGACGCCATCAAGTCGAAGGTCACCGACATCGCAGGACGGATAAAGTCGACGGTCACGACGAAGTTTGACGAGATCAAGAAGTCAATCACGCAGCCCATCGAGGATGCCAAGGACGCAGTGTCCGACGCCATCCAGAGCATCAAGGACGCATTCAACGTCACGCTCTCGTTCCCGCACATCAAGCTGCCGCACTTCCGCATCAACGGCGGCGAGGTGCCGTGGGGCATCGGCGGCAAGGGCTCGGCTCCCAGCATCGCCATCGACTGGTACGCCAAGGGCGGCTTTGTCGACGGCGCGACGCTGATAGGCGTCGGCGAGCAGGGCGCGGAGATGGTCTGGCCGTCATACGAGCCGTACCTGTCCAAGTACGCGCAGGCAATCGCCGCCGACATGCCCACGCAGGATGACCTGCTCGGCGAGGTGCGCTCTCTGCGCGATGACGTGCGCAACCTGAAGGTGTACCTCGACACCGGCGCTCTGGTCGGCGGCATCTCGCGGCAGATGGACGGCTCGCTCGGCAGACGCCAGCTCAGGGCAGGAAGGGGCGTGGTCTAGTGCCCACCGCATACGAGAAGACCTACGGCGCGGTTAAGTTCTACGCAGTCGACGGCACGGCCATCTTCGACACCGAGGATGACCTCGACCTCTGGACCACGATGGACGATGAGCCATCGCCCGAGCCTAAGTGGATTCGCGTCGACGTGCCCGGCGCCGACGGCTCGGTCGACCTGTCGCGTGCGCTCGCAGGTCAGACAACCTACGAGATGCGCGAGATTCGCCTCGGCTTCGGCGGCAAGTGCGCCGACCACGCGACGGCGCTGGCGCTCGTCCACCAGATGCGCAGGGCGCTGCACGGCGCTCGCGTGCGAGTCGAGACGCTGCTCACCGCGCAGATAGGCGGCTACTACGTCGCAGATTGCGAGTGCGACGGCATCGCCTACGCCTCCGGTGACGTCGAGGTCACCGTCAACGCGACCGCTGACCCGTTCATCCGCGTCGGCAACCAGACGCTGGCGCTGCCCAGCACTGCCACCGACGCACTGTCCGGCTCCGTGGCCAAGGTCACCACCGGCCACGACCCGTCGGCCGCCATCTACGAGGTCACGCTCGACGGCGCGGCTGGCAGTCACGCATGCCCCGTCAACGCCGACGTGGTGCGCCTGTGGTGGGCCAGGGGCGAGAACCTCTTCGACCCGTCGGCATGGCCGTACGCAACGGACGCTATCTCGTATAACCCGCCACCGACGATTGACGGCCAGAAGCTGCGATTCTCGACCAACTCGACAGGCTTCACGCGCATCCAGTTCAAGGCGTCCGACCGCACCGGCACGTGGCCCAGTTGGCCCTACTCGTTCCCGTTTAGCGGCACGAGCGGTCACACGCAGGAGGTCGTGGCGTTCGTTACCGGCACCGTCACCGCCGTCGGCTCGTCGCCGCACGTCAAGCTGTCCATCGTCGAGGACGGCACCGGCACCGACGCCGACGGGTTCGTCCAGGGCACGACCACGTCCGACAGCTTCACGCCGACCGTCGGCACAGTCTCGCAGACCCTCAACGCCACGCCGAGCGGCAAGGGCATATCGGCTATCGACGTCGAGGTCAAGAACACGGCCGGCGCGCTGACCGTCGGCCTCGCCCTCGCCTACACCGCGCCCGCGACGTGGGAGGCGGCGCAGCTCGGCTATGCCGACATGTTCCTCGGCTCGCCCATCGGCCAGTACGAAGGCACATCCGACATGCTGACCGTCTACCCCTACGGCGCGGAGACTGCGTACATCGTGACGCATGCCGACGGCACGTCGACCGGCACGCACGCCACCACCTACGAGGACGCGACCGTCGGCGGCATGCCACCGGCAGATGCCACCTACGTCTCGGCATCGGTCATGTGCGAGGGCGGCACGTCCGGCCAGACCACCATGGTCAGCACGATGCCAGCCCATGGCACCGCGACCGGCAGCAACACCACGATGCGCTCGATACCGAGCGTCACGTCATTCCGTGGCATCACCGTCACCATCGACGGGCGCACGGCCAGCGTCGGCCCAGGCACCGTCGACCTGCCCGCGCTGACCATCCCCGGCGGCACGTTCACGGTCGACTACGTGCCAGTCGGCGGCTTTGACGCGACGCTCTCGTGGGAGGGAGGCGTGCTCTAGTGGCCATCTGGAACATCTGGCTAAACAACAGCATCGTCCACCAGCCCGTCACCACCACCAGCAACGTCATCGGCGCGACGCTCGCGCTAGCGCTCGACTCCGCAGGCTCGCTCGAGGCCGACGTGCCGGTCTCCCATCCGCTCTACCCGACCATCGCGTCGCTGCCGCTGCTCGGTCGCGACGTGTGGCGCGTCGAGAGAGACGGCACCGAGGTCTTTCGCGGCAGGCTGCTATCACGCGAGCGCATGCCGCTCGACGGCTCGGTGCATGTCGTGGTCGAAGGCGAGCTGGCGATGCTCAACGACTCGCTCTGCCTTCCGTACTCGTTCAGCGGCTCGCCCACCGAGTACGTGCAGCAGCTCGTGCGCGGTCACAACTCGCAGGTGGACGAGTGGAAGCGATTCTCGGTCGGAAGCGTGACCGTGGTCGACAAGGGCGGCAACGACTACATCGTGAGGGGCAGCGAGTCAACGGCCACCACGTGGGAGGAGCTGTCGGCGAAGACCGTCGGCTCGTCCGACGCCGGACACATCGTCCTCCGTCGCGGCACGCGAGTCATCGACTGGCTGGCGTCGGTCGCGGCACCGTGCGACCAGGTGGTCAAGCTCGGATGGAACCTGCTCGGACTCTCCGACGAGGCCGACGGCTCGGAGCTGGTCACGGCCATCCATGCCGTCGGCGCTGACCAAGACGGCACGAGGCTCGAGATCGCGACGTCGCGCACGGGCGGCGCTGGCGTCACCGTGCGAGGCGGCATGCTGGTCAACGACGCCCTCGCCGCGACCAACGGCATCGTTGTGCGCGAGGTCGTATGGGATGACGTCACCACCGAGGCGGCGCTGTGGTCTCGTGCGCTGGCCTACTGCCAGCAGCTCTCCCTGCCGCGCTCGGTGACCGTCAAGGCCATCGACATGAGCGACGCAGGCTACGCCGTCGACGCATTCGACGTCGGGCAGGTGGTCGACCTCGACGCGCTCGACACCCAGGGCCGCATGCAGGTAACCGGCATCGAGTGGGATTTGCTCGACCCCGCTGGCGGCAGCATCACCTTCGGCAAGGCGCAGGTCACGTCCAGCGCACGCAACGCATCCACCTCGCAGACCGCGCAGGCAGCATATTACGTGGCGGGTAACTCGTCGGGCGGTGGCGGCGGCGCGACCTACACGCTGTCGGGCGATGGTGCGACCGTCACGCTCTCGGGCAGCGACGGCACGACAAGCGACACCACCATCACGGCCAACGCCATCGGCGCGCAGTCGGCGCTGTCGGTCGAGACCGGCACGCTGTCCAAGGGCAGCGCGGCAAGCAGCTACTCGTCCTCGCTGACCCGCTACGGCAAGGTCGTGACATTGGACATGTACAGCCTGAAGCTGGCGTCGGCGCTGGCATCCGGCTCCACGTCCGGCACGCTCGCGACCGTGCCCACGGGCTACCGCCCCGCCACGAACGCCTACGTGGCCATCGGCTCGACCGGAGCCCACGGCGGCTCGTATGCCCGCATCACCACCGCCGGTCTGGTCACCGTCCGCAACTCGTCCGGCACCAGCATCGCCACCAGCGCGGAGCTGTGCTTCACCGTCACCTACATCATCAGCTAAGGAGCCACACATGCGCAGATACACCACGCCGACGGTCACGGTCACCGTCGAGGGCGTCGACCTCACCACGTCCACAGTGCTTGTGACATTCCAGCAGCGCAGCAACCGGCTCACCGTCGAGGGGCCGTCGATGGCGCTGCAGGACGGCGACACCGTCATCAGCGTCCCGCTCTCGCAGCTCCAGACCGGCGGCTTCGCCGAGGGCAGCATCGAGGTGCAGGTCAACTGGCTGGACGGCTACGGGCACCGCGACGCGACCACCGTGGCCGCAATCCAGGTGGAGCGCAACCTGCTCGCCGAGGTGGTGGACGAATGACAAGCTGCACCTGCGCTCGCGTGCGCGTCGATGACGCGACGAGCGCCGCGCTGCGCGTCGGTGACCCGCCCGCCGTGACCTTCGGCACCGGCGAGTACGTGCCGTACGTCCCCGCCATCGACGAGTACGACGGCCCCTACGAGGTCACGCCGACCAATGTGGCGCAGACCCTCGCGACCCGTGGGCTGCTCTCGACCGCCGACATCGTGGTCAACCCCATCCCCAGCAACTACGGCCTCATTCAGTGGAACGGGGCCGTCCTCACCGTGAGTTAGGAGCAACATGGCACAGAACGTCATCATCAACGGAGTCACCTACCAGAGCGTCCCCGAGGTGGACATCCCCAAGAGCGGCGGCGGCACCGCCAAGTTCTACGACACCGCCGGTGCGACCGCTGCCGCAGCCGACATCCTCACTGGCAAGACGGCCTACGGCGCGTCCGGCTCCGTCTCCGGCTCCATGGCCAACAACGGCAGCACGTCCGGCACCATCTCGACCAAGGCCGGCACCGTGACCATCCCTGCGGGGTACACCACCGGCGGCACCGTCTCGATCGCGAGCGCGGCGGTCACCGACCTCACCGCTGCCAACCTGCTCACCGGCAAGACCGTGCTGGGCGTGGCTGGCACGCTGTCCCTCCCGACCATCTCGCAGGATGCCACGACCAAGGTGCTGTCCATCAGCTAGGAGGATTGCATGCCCGACATTGACCTCATGGGCGCGACCTATCCCGACGTTCCTGCGGTCACATTGCCGTCTGGGGCAGCGACCGCGACGTTCTACTATCCCGACGAGATTGACTATGCGAGT